ATGATTAAACTCGAAATCAATAATGCTGAATATATTGCTCAGTTAGAAGAGGCTCGTTTATCTGCAGATAACCCTTATGGCTATCTGTTTATGGATATTATCTTTTCTGATCCAATGTTTGATGAGAGCACGTTTAAAATGAAAGATGTTAGACGGGAGCCAATGAGGACGTATATGACCGAGGATGTGGCTAGAGATTTGCTTGAGAAGTTGGAGGGGTATTTTAGAGATAGTTTCAAAATGAAAAATTAAGATAACTAGTATATTTAACCTAATATTAAAATTAATACCATCATATACATTGTCACTTCAATCATATCCTTTTAAAATAACCACATAAAAACCATTATATTTTAATAATTATGAAAATATTCGTTATAAACTTACCAAAAGACAAAGAAAGAAAAGAGTCCATTCAACATCAAGCTGATAAACTTGGGTTAAATGTAGAGTTTATTGAAGCAGTGAATGGAAAAGATTTATCAGAAGATGAAATCAACATCCTAAGCAAGGACTTCCATCAACATGGTATGACTCATGGAGTTCTTGGTTGTTCATTAAGTCATATAAAAATATATGAAAAAATGATAAAGGATAATATAGATATAGCATTAATTCTAGAAGATGATGCCTTACTGAATGAGAATATTATTGAATCATATAATTTAATTGAAAATTATAATTATAAGAATAAACATAAACCTAATGTATATCTTTTAAGTGTAGTAAATGAATATATTGATACATTTAAAACAAAGCTCTCCACCAAATATAATTTAGTTAATGTTATTGATGCAGACTATACCTATGGATACATGCTCAATATCAAAGCTGCCAATAACCTTCTAAATTTTTTAACACCAGTTTGGATTGAGGCTGATAAGTGGAGATTTATGAGAGAGCATGGCGCTATTAAGTTAAAAGCGATTATCCCGCATGTGATTGATGTGACCCCTTTATCAGCAGTATCAACATTAGAAAGCGACCGTTCAATAACTTTAGAAAAAAGAATAGCATTCTTTAATGAACAATATAAAAATAGAAGTTTATATGTAAAACTCAGAGCTTTTCTTTGGAGAATTTTTGTTCGTAGCTGGGTTAAACGTATAAAAATATAATTATTATTATTGAAACTACCTTTGATAAGGAATAATTATGAAAATATTACATGTAATCAATCTACAAGGTTTTGGTGGTGCTGAGCGACTTTTTATTGAGTATATAAAAAATAGCTCATTTGATAATGAAATATTGTGCACCAGCAACTACTTAAATAAAAATTTAACTTCAGAACTTGAAGATTTTAAGATCACTTATGCAAATAAAGTTGCTTCAACATCGATAAAATATCCGACTTTTTTAAGAAAGTTTATTCTTACAAAGAAAATAGAAAAATCCAAGGCTAATAAAACTATCATTTGGGATTTTATCCCTAGATTATCAAGAAAACCTAAAAATACAGATCTTATCTATTATGATCATGGTTGTTCTTGGCAATATGATATTAATAATAAAACATTAAACTTTTTCCAAATATTAGATTCAGCGATTGCAGTTTCTCATGCATCAAAACGTATAATGGAGTTAAGATTTAATCCCAGCATAGAAATACAAACTGTAATAAATAAATTATCTTGTAATACAATTAAAAACACCAATACAATAAAAAATAAAGAAAAAATTGTATTAGGGACAGCATCTAGATTAGTAGGAATAAAAGGTATTGGTATTTCAATACTCACATTAAAACAATTATTAGATAAACACATAAAAGCAAATTTAATTATCGCAGGAGATGGTGAGCAAAAAGATGATTTGTATAATTTAGCAGTAAAGCTAGGAATTGAAGAAAACGTTAGCTTCATTGGTTATCAATCCAATATGAGCGATTTCTACTCAAAAATAGATATATATATGAGTACTCCTATTCTAGAAGCTTTTGGGTTGTCATGTATAGAGGCTCTATCTAATGGCATTCCTGTAATATTTCCTATGTCTAATGGTCAACCTGAAGCAATAAAAGATAAGTATTGTGGTGTAGGAATTATTCCCGATATGACTACAGAAGAGTATTATCAACAAACTGGAATTAAAGCTGATTGTTCATATGATGCTTATGACCCAATCAACGATTGCTTAACTTCACCTAAATTAATTGATCCAAATAAGTGTGCTACGGCTGTGCAATATGTGATAAATAATTATAACCAACTAAGTAAAAATTCATTGGAATGGTCAAAAGAAACTATGAATTATGATTCATTTATAAAAGAATTTGAGCTAGCCATTTTAAAGTAAAAAATTAAGGCAGATAAATATAATATCTGCCTTATTAAATATATATTAATACCCAATCGCTAAATAAAAACAATCTATATAACTAGCATTACCCGTTAATGTAAACCCGGTTTTAGATCTATTAGTCGTACCTAACATTGCATATCCTTCTGCCGCAGTAACCATAATAGCTAATACCGCATTCGGAAAAGGTGTTGGAAATTTAAAATCTAATGATTGTCCTGCACTCCATTTTAATCGATTCCATTGTTGCATTATTCCAGTATCACCACATTTCCACCAACCAGATTGAGCCTTACTTGCAGTATTCTTAACCCCATAATTACCCTTTAGCTGATACTTTCCATCTGACTCTGATTTTGAATAACTATAACCAAAGGCTTGATAACTGCCTTTCGGTTGATATTTACCATCTGACTCTACCTTTGTATACGATGCTCCTACAAGCGCATAATTGCCCGCTGGTTGGTAATTTCCCTTACCTTGATAACGCCCGTCACTTTCTGCTTTTGTGTAGCTACTTCCAGCCGTTGCATAACTTCCTTTAGCTTGGTATCGGCCATCAGATTCCGTCTTTGTATATGAAGTACCGGCTAATGCCATTGTTCCATTTTGATATGGAATTCTAACAATTCGATATTCACTACCAGTGGTTATCGCTAGTGCGCCCCCATCAGCCGATATTTTTAAGTGCACTCGGTTTGTACCGGAGTAGGCACCAATTTCATCCTTAGCATAACTAGCTCCTGTAAACGAAGCTCCTGATAGCAGAGCGTAATTTCCTTTAGGTTGATATTTACCGTCAGACTCTGCCTTAGTATATGAAGCACCGGCTAACGCATAATTGCCTGACGGTTGGTAACTTCCTTTTGCTTGATATCGTCCATCGCTTTCCGTTTTGGTGTAACTATCCCCTTTATTAGCATAGTTCCCTGCTGGCGCATAATTACCCTTTGGCTGATATTTAGTGTCAGTTTCTGCTTTTGAGTAACTGTGACCAGATGGCGTGTAGTTACCTAACGGTTGAAAACGTTGATCTGATTCTTTTTTAGAATAAGCGCCTACATCACCTGCTGTGGCATCGGCTTTTAACTCTTCCCATGCATTACCGGCAACCGGCTCGATATTGTTATTCTCAACTTTAGACTGCCAGACTTTATTTTTATGATACACAATAGCGCGAATCGCATACGGCTTACCGGCTTCATCCCATTTTGGAAAACCAAAAGATTGGATTTCACCAATCGCTTCCGTGATATCGTGAAATATCCCATTCATTTTTTCACGTTCAATATCTTTCGCAGCAGGATCTGTGACTTGGTCACGTTCATAGTCGTAACCATAGCCTTGTGTATAAGACACAGAACCGTCTGGTTGGATTTCTACGGGTATAGAAACCTTATCCCCTTGTGTTGCAAAGGGGGTTTTAAAAATAGTTGTCATAGGAATTATGCTCCGAAGTTACTACCTAAGAAGTTTTTACGATGTTGACCAACGCCAAAGGCTTTTTTAGTCACAATACGATATTTGACGCCAACACCAGAAGGGCGAGGCATTAAGTCGAAGTTTTCGAGAAGAACACGTAAGCGTTCGTCGGGATTAAAGTTGAAAACGTAATACATGTAAGTCATGTCCAACGGATCAAGGACAAAGACTTTACTGTCATCACGCCAAAAGAAACGTTTTAAAAATTCATTAATATTGGTGACCGTAGGACTTTGTGTCAGATTAAAATAGCGCATTCGTACTAACATGCGTTTTTGATCAACAGTCAGTGACAAGGTGTAATCCGCATTACGTCGGAAATTGGATTTAAAATTGGCTTTCTTTTTGCCAAAACCAAACCCGACTTTATTTTTGTCGCTTGGTGGAATATCAATACCTAACGGTACATCCAGAATGCGTGACCAAATCGACAACCCAAAGTCATTCGCAGTATCGATATTAAACACATCCCGGTACCAATTTTGCCAAAATAACACCATCGACTTTTCAAAATGAGAGGCCTTAAAACTAGCGAGCTTTTTTAAATTCTCTGCATCTTCATACTGCCAGAGGATCGCTTTTAATAGGTCTGAATGAAACTCAAATTGTTGAACGTTCATACAATCACCACTTGCACAGCACCCCGTTGCAAGCGTGCGATTTGATTAATGGCAATCGGAATTAACGCAACATTCCACACTTTCCCGTCCAGTGACAATTCAACTTTAGTCACGAATAAACAAGGCTCTACAGTGTTCACCGCTGAAGCTATCTCAAAAGGCGATACTTCACGTCCAACAATCAAACCGTTATCGCCGTCTAGCTCTCCGCGCGTCCATTGTTCTATGGCACTGGGAATAATAGTCTGTGCATCAACAGACGATTTTTTAACTGTCACTCGACAAAAAACGGTGATCTCTTTAGGGCGTGAAAATTTCACTTGGTATTCTTGTCCACTCACCGGCTCTACAACACCGATTTCAATCTCACCATTAAAAGCCGATCCAATAGTTTTGGTTCTCAGCAATGATTTAGCAATTTCGTTACTGTCACCCCCTTCAACACAGACGTAAATGCTATGAGGTAACAGAGAAATCCCATCAATAGTGAGCACTACATCGGTGTAGTTCTCACGAAAAGAAAGCGAGTTAACGCCCTCTAATTCATACAGTGAAGAGGTGATCGCTTCTGCGACACTGACGGTATTTTTAGCCAGTGTTTGCTTACGTCGTCGCCTTGCTTTGATATCAGATTCAGCATAACGACCAACAACCGCATGAGTGGGGTTATTGACTTTCTCCCAACCTAATACTGAGCTAGCCACAGAATTCAGTTGGCCGGCACCGCATTCAACAGGGCCATATTCAACAGCCCTCATATCCCCTGTTGCTTTGCCGGTATTATCAATAATCAAGGGTGAAACTGTTTCGAACATGGCACCGGCAACACTGGATGCTAATGAGCCTTTAGGAATAATGGTGCTGGGCACGCCACTAAATTCAACGCTGGAAAGATAAGAGTGAGTGGCATTAATGCGCTGTCCACCCATTAGCGCCCATATTGCATCAAGAAAAACACCACCAGCAATATCGGGATTGATTTGATTTGCTAACTCGGCATTATTCCTCACCATTGCATCACGGTTTTCAACTTCCATCGTAGCCAATGCCCCTTGTGGTGTTTCAGGGGCAAGGTTAATCGATTGACCAAACACCGCACGAAACTCGCTTTCGACTTCATCACGTATTGTGGCCGTGTCGGGAAGAATAACGCCTTTATTATTAATATAACGATAATCAGCCATTCAATGTAAACCCTCCGTATATCGTGCGAATTGTCGCTTGGTACTTCAATTCACCGTTCTCGACTGTGGCGCTAAAATGGGTCACTTCAACCACCTCTTCAATTTCGCTCATACGTTGTCTAAACGCCGTTTCAAACATCGGGATATCAGCTTGGCGACCAAAGGTTGTTGGCCAGAACGGAATACCTTTATCTTTTTTATGCAACATTTCACCACGCACTGCCTTGGCAAAATGCTGACAAAGGTTTTTAACCGCATCGTCTTTTTCACTGAACTGAAGGTTTCCATCAGGGCCAATAAAGAGATCATTATTTTTATCGATTGAAAATGTTCTCATAGAGGCGCTCCTGTATTTCCATGACCGGTCTCAACACCACTATGTTGATGAGTAGAACCGATATCTTTTCCATTGTGTTTCATCGTGCCACCACTAGAGTCACTATTACCATTTACGGACTGATTGCCATTCACCGTGACATTGCCATTAAATGTGGTTTCAGGCACGTTGACTTCAAGAACGGGCGAATCTAAAACCGCTTTACCCTCATGCAGGGATAAACACACAGAGCCATCCATTGATTGGATCACCAAGGCATCAATGTTTTTTCCATCAATCGCCCAACCTTTAATCGTGTCAGGGAAAAACATCGCATCACTGAATGAATGGAGGCGTGCGGTATTAGGTTGATCCTCCAATCCCCCACGCTGAAATATCAGACTAATATCTCTGTCATTGGCTTTTATCCAACCAAAATCACCCGGCTTAATCGGTGCGCGAATAAAGAAACCACCGCCCCCAAATCTAAAAACGGGAATGTTGGCCAATGGCGCTCGCCCGACTGTTTCACCTTCAGTTGTTATCATCATCACCAGTGGTTTGATAACTGCACGATTGGTTTTATCGTCATAACTGACCACTGTTGCAGGAAGCATATCCTCTGTATTCATCATCAGGTTACGAAATGCAGACGATAGCGCACCTGCCAGCGAACCATCACTGGCAATATCAGTATTGGGTTTATTCATGGTTATGCTCGTTTACAGGTAGCCTGATAAAAGAAAGGATCATCATGTGACGCAACATCGAATTTCAGTTGTTCAATGATATAGTCGCCATTAAGTGCAGAATTGAATTTACTCTCAAGTCGTAGCATCCCTCCTAGTTCTGAGGCGCCATCAATTAAGTAGGTAACGGATAACCCTTTTTCGGTGGCTTTGGGTATACCCACCATGCCTGATTTCATGCTAAGAATGCGCAAGCGCCCTTTTAAGGCTTGGTTATCATCTTTTACAAACAACGTATCATCATCAATAAACGCTTTAACGTTTCCCGCTTCCTGCAGTCGTTGTACTTGCTGTAATGCGGAACCGCAAAAATACCAGTTGGCAATATTTTTATCGGTAGCTTGAAAGTCCAATCTAACCTTGCAATCCTTCGCCACCGATGAAGCTATCTCGCTCATTTTCTGCATGGCGCCACCACTAGAAGAAACAATATCACCTGAGCTGGCGTTATTAGTTTTAGCTTTAATGGTTAGTGTCACATCGGGAGGCGAGGCAATTTCTGCACTGACAATATCACCGGTAAAGATACGAAATAATCCCGTATTAACGCGCCCTACTTCAAGGTAAAGACGGCGAGTTTGTTTGCTTTTATGATAAGGGCTGGTTTCAGTGAGAAGATAATCTCGAGTGTGGGCATTTAATCCATCAATGCTAACTGTGCATTCATTTTGTAAGGGGTTTGCGTACTTGGTGCCGTTAGCTTTAATACGCAATCCTTCATACCACTGCAGTCGTTCTGCAACTTCAATCCCCACCCGTATTCGTCGTAAGTCCATCATCACTCCAAATAATTAATGATTGGGTTCTATCAAATGATTCATACCAGGGCAGATCATCATTTTCTGTTATAAACGCTAAATTTGTACCATCAGTCAGGTAGCGATAAGGAATGATAGGTGTGTTTGCCACCGCACGCATTCCCACTGCGATAACCTCACTTTCTCGTTCAATATCAAGATACATCGCATGGCGACCGGCTTTTATTGTTAGCGTCCAATTAACTCCTTCTAAATTGACGGATAAGCGTTGGTTTGGAATAGCTTTTAAAGGTATGACTTTCATTAGAAGCTCCAATCACCATCTGCGATACGTGTTGCGAACGAACCTTTTTTCTTAGTCTCAGTATCCGCGTCTTTAGTTTGTACATTTCCTCGATTTACCGTTGATGACTGCGTTGGCTTTTGTGTAGATCGAGGCGGTAATTCTCCGTATTCGGGCTCAACAGTACGCCACTCAACAAACCGTAGTGACAGTTTTATTGCATCAATCATGTCAGGTATTTCATCATGATTAAAACCCGTTAATAACACCGGTTGGTAAGTTTTAACTCGGGTTTGAATACCGACCAATTTGAGCTCATCAAAAACTTGTTGCATCGATGAGAAGATATTTTTTATTTCCCCTGTTAACACCAAATCCATGTCAATTTCGATGGGGTTAATAATCACATGATCACTGCGAGTTTCACCACTTTCAACTTGAAATTGCGTCGCCTTATGCTCATCTCTCACATTGACTTGAATCGGACTCACACTATCAAACAGTGTAGAAAACGACTCTAAATCAAAGATTTTGACTTCTGTAAGCACTTTAACCTCCCAAGCCACTAGAATGTTGTTGATTAACATTAGCTATTTCATCTTGTAGCGCATTGCTAAGTCCACTTGCGACACCTTGTGCATCGGTTGCTTGAGTTTCAACCTTGATTTCCCCAATGCTTACGTTACTTTCATTCTTCACATTGGATTGATTACTAATAGCTTGGCTTGTAATCGGGTTCATCGCATTGTTGGCTATCGCATCTAACTGTGCATTGGCTTGAGCGATAGAGTGTCTAACCGGTGGCTGTTGTGTCGTTTGGCTTTTTTCTTGAGGAATGGCATATTCAATCTCACCATTATCATTGACTTTTCGCTCTACGTTTTGATTGACAGTGATTTCTTCATCGTCACCGAACCCGAAAAACTCTTTAGCAGATTTCCAACCATTTTTAACTGCATCAAGCCCTGTATTTACCCAACCAATGATTTTTTCGACTTGCTCCCACATCCATTCAAACGCACCCACTACGGCATCCGTCACCGTAGTAAAAACACCCGCAAAGGACTTACCCCACCCTGCAATGACAGAGATACAATTAATGAGAAACTTAACATAAGCTTTTAAGCCTGAAGCCATTAGCTCCCAACCAGCGACAACAACATCTGCTACAACACCAACAATAACCTTTAGATATTCAAAGAGCTTTTTGAATGTTTCCCACAATGCAAGAATAACGATTTTTAATCGTGGGTATTTTTCAAGAATACGACCTATCATTGAATCGTTGCCGTCGATAAAATTCATGATATCGTCATAAACAATTGCAAATGCCATAGCTAAAAGCGCAATAATGGCAATAATAGCGATAATCGGCCATGTTGCTGCAAGTGTTGCTGATGCGGCAGCTAACATAGGGGGAACATAATAAAGTGCTACGGCCAAACCAATAGCTGAGAAAAAACCTATCAATAAATTTTTGTTTTCTTGGCAAAATTTGACAAAGGTTTGCACCCAAGAAAGGACTTTAGTTAACGCTGGTAACGCACTATTCATAATACTCATCATGACACTACTGAATACGGTTTTTAATCCTCCAGTTACTTCCTTATATTTTTGGGATTGTAATGCAAGTTCCTTTGTAACAACGCCATTCTCCTTTTGCTTTTTAGTCAACTCCTCGAGTTCTTTTCGCCCTTTAAGAATGGATTCAACAATTTTATTGTCTGTTATTCCTACTTCTTTAATTCGAAATACGGCTTCTTCTTTGCTCATTCCTTGTACAGCATCAGACAAGCGATATATGCCCTCCATTGCGCCAATAGATTCGCCTCTCATATCTTTTAATGAGATATTTAAACTTTTGAAAACATCTGCTTTCCCTGATGAAGTATCTTGTAATGCTTCACCAATACTTTCAGACATATCCATCAATGAGTCACGAGCGCCTTGAGCATCTCCTCCCATTGAGGTTATGACTTTGCCAAAAGCATCAACATCTTCAACAGGAAGTTCTAAGGCTTCTGCGGATTGAGAAAGCGTATTCACTTCTTCTGCTGTTGTTTGAATAAATGACGCAATTCCCCCTACCGTTAAACCTATCCCAACCATCCCTGCCATTCGACCGAGGAAACCAGCTAACGACGAGGTCGCCTTACCATAATTATCTGCAACCTCATCGGCTGACTCAGCTAATTCATTATTTCGCCTTGTCAGTCGATCCGTTTCTCTAGATGCCGAATTATTCGTGGCAGTTTGATTATTGATTGACTGTTCAGCTCTCTGAATATTACGTTCGAGTAATACAATGCCTTCCGATAATTTTTTATTACTTTCTGATGAGAGAGCATTAGACTGCAAAAGTAATTTCGCATACTCAAGATAATCTTTCATTTTCTCTATGTATGCGCTCAACTCAGCTTGAGCAGTATCACTATCAATATTTATCTCAGTATGTTCGTTGGATACATTACCTAAACTATCAATAATATTTTGAACAATATTATCAATGTCTTCAGAATTACCCTCCGCTTCTTCAGTGATCCGTTTAATTTCTGAAATGATGGCATCAGAGGCATTTGATGCATCACCATTAACATGAATATCGACTGAGTTTGACGATAACTCTGTCAATTGTGCGGATAGATTTTGAATAAATTGTGTAAATCCATCCGCACCGATAGTTGCGGATTGTTGCGCCTTTTTCATCTCAGCAATAATGTCATCGGTCGATTTACTCACCCGATTAAACGCATCATCGGCTTGGCGGGTATCAAATTCGAATACTTGAACAAAGGTATCTAGCAAGGCCATATGAGTTATCCTTTCGATGAAGCCAGCGCTTCGTTATAACGGTTGGTAATTGCGATCTCCCACAAATCAAACGCCTCTTCTAAATCTATTGACGTTTTGAGTTCGGTGAGCGTGGCGAAACCGGCTGAGATGATGACGGCAAAGAAGCCATCAGCGTTTTTATAATCGACGGGAGTGAACCGGTGATTTTGTTGAGCAGGAATTGGAGGAAACCTTGGCTCCCGTCTTTGCCGAAAAAACTGGTGTTATACTTCAACATTTCCAGTTCTAGACGAATAAGGGCTTCACCATCAGGCACATGGTTATCAATTAAGGTGCTTGTCTTCAGATAAATCTCTTGTCCTTCTTTTTCGACTGCAACATACGCCATCATCTTTAACATGGCTTCTTTGCTGACTTCATAGTCGCCAATTTTAGGCGCATTCGATAAAGGGTATTTCGCCAGAATTTCACGTCCAATCGTTGCTGGTAATCGGCTAATGATAAAGGTGTGCTCTTTACGATCAGCATCGGTGATCGTAATTTCTTTCGGTTTAATTAACATGATTAATATCCATAAAAAAAGGCGGAATAACCGCCTAGAATTAACGTGCGCGAGTGCGATCGAAGTCTTGAAATACGAAGGTATACGCTTTGGATTTGTGTCGTCCTGCACTGGCAACAGAGCTACCGCGACTACCATTGGTAATTTTCCCGTTACGTGCCGTGGTTGTTGAACCATCGCCATATGAGGCAACCATGGTGATAACATCCCCTGCATGCCGTTGTCCGCGACGAGCGGTATTGGAGTCAAGCAAGATAGCGAGGTTTTCGTCTTCTTCACTACCGGCTAACACGTTAATGGTGACCGTTTGAGGTGTTGGCGTTGACCAACTGACAAGATTGCCATTGATATCCATTCCTGTCTGCGCAATGTCCACTGCAGGCAAATCTAATGGATCGGCATCATCAGCGAAGGCAGTAATTTGAATACCGGAAGGAAAGGTTTTGTGTGCTTGAATAACAATACTCAAGCCAGTTGCTGATACATCATGCATATTGTGTTCCTTACACTAAGTTGTGAGAGCCTTCGACTTTACGAACCCAGTCGCCCTTACCGTAAATTAATACGTATTTCATCACGTACTCGGGTAAATCAGAGGGGCCTGAGTTTTCGACAATTTGAGCGTTGTACCAATAACCTTTGTTTTGTACATCGTGCCATGCCAAATCATCACCAGAAGCGTCTGTCACTGCGATTTTTTGCACATCAGTTAATGTTTTTCCCGCTAGAATTGTACCGTTGTTAATCCCCTTGGTTACCGCCCCTGCAATCACCATCATTGCACGTGCTTCACCGTCTTTATTGGCAGGTACTCCACGTGTGGCCATTAACAAACTAAACCACTGTTGTGAGATATAGGCCTTTAACCATTGCTCGTTAGCATGGACACTCATATCTAATGGGTTAGCAACACCACCACATAAGAAACCACGTTGATAAAAACTGATATGCGAACCTGATACGGCAGTTTCTCCGTAATAATTCACCCGTAATTTATCTAAGCGATCGGCATCGATATCAGTCGTAATTTGAGACGGAAATGTGATACCAAATTGACGATACATATAGTTTGTTGTCGCATTGGTTCGGTCATAATCTGTGGCGGACATAATGGCCATAGGCAACGCTTGAACAAAGAAGTTATCCGCTGTTTTTAGGTTTAAGCCCGTTGACGCAGTCCCCACCAGCGCTCCGCTAAAATCTTCAGCATTTTTATTAGTCACAGATAAATGAAGTTGATACTTCACATTTTCACCAGCCACATACTGCGCCAACTCTACGGCATGCTCTAATGAGAGTTCCGTTAAAAACGTTGCACTACCAAAAGAGTCAGAAACAGCCTCAGAAGCAATAAAGGCTTGTAACGGAGTTTGTGCAGGATTACCGGCTGATGATGTACCGTGGCTAATATTCATTGCATCAGCAAGTACCGATTGACGCACACTAATATCTGCACGCTCTTGTACGCCACCGCTAATGACAAAGGCACTATCCAGTGAATTAAATGTGACGTAAGCACTAGCAAATTGAGGCTCGCTTTCTGCATTTAATTTCGCTTGCACAGCTGTTGCAACATCCGCGTATGACGTACTTTCAGAGAGATCAATTCCAGTGATTGTTTTGGTCACCTTGCCGATAGTGATATTGAGTTCACCCTCATTAATCAATTTTAAATCAGCTAAATCGCCTGTCTTTTCGCCAAACAAGGTAGGCGCTCGACCAACCGGTTCATAAGAGGCAATTTGCAGTTCTTTCGGCTTACTTGCCGGTGCTGGACTGACATAGCTGAAATACTGACGCGCAAAATGCGCCTCGGGGGAGTCAGTACCCAATAAGTCATCCACTTGACCACTGGCAAACTCAAGCACTTTACCAGCAGGAATTTTAGGGTTTGTTGAAAAAACACGAGCCGTGAGCTTACGCATCGGTACAGCAGACGCGCCAATCACCGCACTCGCGATATCGACATAGCGAGTTTGTTTGATAGACATAACGTTCCTTAAATACGATAGATATCGGGATACAACGCACTCACGGCGTCTGTATCAGGATGAAGTGTGCGATTAAATGTCACATTGAAATCAAATGAGGGGTTTTGTTCGTAGTTGCCCTGGTCATTAAGAAAATAAGGTGTTCGAATACCGCTTGCCCGCTGAACGCCAATGCCTTGTTTGCGGAGAGCTTCAACAAAGGGCAATGAATTGGCGATCATTCTGACAATAGCGGTAATATCACTCGCTGAATAATGGCCTAACTGGGTAACGAAAGCCTGAACTTGGTACGTTTTTTCGGATAACTGGTTTTCTTGGTGATTGGCTTTATTGCCTTGAACGTTATATTTACGCCCTTGCCAGCCGTAGCCGTTTTCATTAATGGGAAAGAACATCACCATATTATCTTCACGGCCTTGCTTGGTAGATTGAAAACCAGCTTTAACGGAGATATCAATACCGACCACTTTTAACTGCAACAAGAGCTGTTTTCGAATGGCGACATCAACTTCATAATCCGTCATAAGTACCCGCCTCGATACAGATCACCGATTTCCAACCGTCTTGTTCGTACCAGTCTGCATCACCCACCACATCATATTTTCGACCATTGAATACAAGGAAATCAGGAGATGTTCCTCGTTGCACAGCTTTAATATCATGAGAGGTATATAAGCGTCGGTACACTTGGCTCGTATCTAATCCCATGGATTGAACATCTTGGGTATCGACCGCTTGCCAACTGCCACGAACTTCTATCGGATCATAATAATAATTTTGGTCATTCCCTCGCTCATCGGGTGCCCGTTCTTTAAATCGAAACCAGAGCACCTTTTGCTGGGGAATATAACGTGAGGCAATACGATTTAAGTTACCAAACATTATTTATCCTCCACTGCGAAACTAACCGCTTGAAGCATTTGGCCGGTATCAACTAACGGCTTATCCGTGGCTTTACCTTTGCTATGGCGACGTGCTCTTGCTTTGACCGTTGATTCTTCCAGCTCTGGGGTGGTGACTGCTTTAATTGCCATTTTCACATCCCCCGCTACCGTCGCACCAATTTGTGTCAGCCCATTATCCAGCGTGATATTGCCTTTAACAGACGCTTTCACTGCTCGAAAAATTAACTGACTATAATCCTGCTTTTTGTCATTCATGGTCGGACGTAAAAATGGTCGAGGAGGAATGCCACCAGCCGGATAGCCCAACTCTTGAATAGAGGCAACATAAGCAATAGGTGTTCCATCGGGATATTTTGCGTGTTCAAAGAAACCAACACTTAATCGCTTTTTAGCTAATTCATCGTAAACCGCTTTTAATTGCGCTAATTTAGTCATTAACGTAATCGCCCTCCTCGCGTAAATCGCCCACCTACACCACGAAATGCTGAACGTTCGCCACCACCACCCAAATATTGAGGGACGCTACAACGTTTGATCAGTGCAAGAAACTGCTGGCCAAAGGTGGTCATTTTAAACCAGTGCGACCAATCCGAACCGGCAGGCGGTGCCGTAAATGACACGCTCACTTTATCGATAGTCACACTCGTCACCACACCGGTAGGCGACTCATCATCAGCAATCATTTTTCTGAGTGTTAGCATGTGTGCAACAACGAGCATCCACAGCTCGTTAGTGCAAACACCCTTACAGGCAGAGAAATAGTTCAACGCAGATTGAGCAATGATATCTATTTCATCATCACCCACACCGTTAAACTGCGGATAGAGCACACGGAATGACGTTAAAGGAAATGTGCTCGTCTCCATGATCACTTACCTTTTTTGTTGGTTTTAGGAACGTCTAACTTTTCAGCTTCTAACGATTCTGGTGTGTCAGGAGCTGATTGGTCGCTCGCTTCCATATTGGTAGCAACTTTTTCGGGATCTTCTTTGCGTTCTTCAACGGTAATATACCCATTGTCACAATGAAGATTGAAAACGTGATTTTCTTTGAGCTGTTTGTATTGCTCGTCAGAAATTTCCGTCACACGACCACGTGGTGTGTACATGTGTTTGGTCATCACGTTCGCTTGACCGGCAATAAACACTTTCCCGTCTTTCACGGTATAGTTCTGGTCATTTGATAAGGTGCAATATGCGTAAAGAGGCATGGAGTGCTCTCCTATTGTTTAGATATAAAAAAGCCCTCAAATGAGGGCGCAAAAAGAGAAGTGGTAAGATTAAATGCCGGTTAAGCGTGTCACCGCCCATGGACGAGTCACAAATACACCTGCAGTCGCATTGGTTGCATCTTCCATATACCCTTTAATTTGATTGAGTGAACCTAATAACTGGTATTTCACAGGCACGACTTGAAGGATCACCGCACTGGTTGCCGTTGAACCATCATCAATACTATCTGCGAACATATAGGCCACATCAGCCCCACCATTTGCGCCAACAAATTCAGGAGAGAAAACCAGACGCATATTGGGATAGTTTTCATTTATCCATTGTTTGACTGTTTCACCGCGTGCGACAGGATTAGCCACATTCAGTGCAGAACGAAAACCTAACGGCAATGTTAAGGTGATTGGCGTGTCATCTTTAATAATACCGCCAGAGCTCGTTTCAATACGCGAGAACATATCAGTAATATCGGCAGTAATATCTGCAAAGGTTCCGCCTTTCCATTTACCTTTTGCGGTTTCATAGGCAGGCAAGTTAGGCTCATTCATCAAACCAAAGACGCGCGTTTCAGGGCTATTAAACCCGTAGTAACCCACTCGCTCACGCCCTTGCTCTAATGATTCAGTCACTGAATTGCGCTTTTCTTCCATCGCAACAAAGCCTGCAGACGATTGGCGCGCTTCTTCTAATTTCCCCACTTGGAAACCTAATTCGAAACGAACAAGACCACGGCGCTCTTGGTCTTGTGCATAAGACGCTAATGGCACATTGGTATGATCACCATAAAGCTCGGCTTTACCGGTTGGTGTCGCCACATTCAGAATGATCTCTTCATCATGCCATTCACCAGCGTTGACGATACCGGTGATTTCATCTAACACACGCACACGCGTTGCGGTACGAATAACACCCGGTAAAACGTGTTGCAACATTTCACGTTGAATTAAACCACCCTGCATTGCACCACCGCTAATCGCGGAGTCCATCGCAGAAAAACCACCAAAGCCAATTTGCGCTAATTCCCCGTATGTCCATTTTTGGTCAGGGTTAATGTTCAGTTGGCCATGTTTTTTGACATCACGGCCAGACATGTGAAATTTAATGTTACTAACTGGCATTACTCACCTTCCTTTGGAGACACTGGATATGGAATTTCTGTTAAACGAATAATGCCCAAGTGAGCACTCTCTGTGGATTCAAGGTGTCGGCTGATAAAACCAATAACGCGATCACCAGCACTAATGATGGCTTTAGAAGATAGCGAACCGTCAGCTTCATCGAACACAACCGGTGCGTTGATTTTTCCAGCCACTTCTTTTAGCTCGACGAAAACTTCACCCATTGTCAAGAACTCGCCCTGTGTGCCGTTAAGCGCAAATTCTTTTTCGATACGATAGGCTTTAGGGTTAATCATGATCCCTGCAAAAGCCCCTTTACCACCGACTTGAACGGATTCCACCGAATTATCTTTGTAGGTATAGGCGCGACCGAAAATATTTAGCTCTTCATCCGCTGAACTAAGAATTGCTGAAACAGCGCGAATAGGGCCTGCATGGCTAATTTCACCTACAACGCCGGAAATTAGTCCATTTGCGACTGAATTAGGAATTGCCATTATTTAGCTCCCCATTTATCCATAATTGATTTATTGCTCACTGCAGAGTCCATTGTTGAACTCTGTTTTTGAGAGTCAGGAACACGCCCTTGCATCCAAGCATCGAGAGCAATGGCTTCTGTACCTTTACTGCATTGAATACCCAGCTTCTCAACACCGTATTCTGCGACTTGTTGTTGAGTCATAGCGGAATGGTCAAACACACCAAGGAACGGCGTTAACTTATGCGCCAGCGCATCACGCGCACCGATTTGTTTGAGTAACTCCCCCGTATCCATTGCCGGTTTTGCTTTCTCTAATCGCTGAATTTTACGTTTCAGTGATGCCATTTCGTCCATCGCAGTGATGTTACGGTTTAGGCGTTTTAAACGACGATGAAGGCCATCGGTAGTTGCTTGGTCAAGATGCTCTTTAGCTTCTTCAATCGCTTCGACAGCCTCTTCAATGGCGACTTCGGCTTTCTCTACGGCTTCAGGTTCGCCAGATTCAGCCTCTTCTGTAGCAATTTCAGCTTTTTCCACTGCTTCTTCTGCTTTCTGCTCTTCGTCAGGGTCTGAATCAGTTGAAGACTTATCTTTATCGTCTGGCTCATCGTCTGTCGCGGGTTTAGCGCTGGTGATTGCTTCTTTGATAATGGCTTTTAACGCTTCCAATTGTTCGGGCGTAAAGGCACCCTCATCATTGGTTGGCGTGTCTTTATTTTCATTTTCAGGATTCATGCGAATAAGTTCCTTTGTGTCTATGGTAATAACAGAATGGTCTTGCACAGCAACATCAGCGCCAGTGCGCCCTTCATCAACTAACGCAAGATGGTTGGCTCTAATATGCCGTTGTATGGCGTCATAACGTTCACCGTTAAATTCGCCTGGTGTGAAATCGTAAATACAGCGATAACCCGGAGATAATTCAATTTTTCCCCCTTCAATTTGGTTAAGCGCTGAATTAGACAGGATTTTGATATTGCCTCTAAGGTAGGGGTATTCAAAATAGACTCGCTCCCCGATTACCCCTTGTATCCCCTTTGTCTCTGCGGGTGTGCCGTCTTTCCCTAACATCTCATGCTCATCAACAAAGGGCATTAATTTGAAAGAGTTAATTGTCTCTGTGCTGGCCAGTTCTTCTTGTGGGCGATACACCTTGTAAATTTTTTCGGGTACCGGTGCGCCAATTTCAAACCCTAAATAATCAAAAACCCCAACTTTAGAGATGGGGTTATCTTTTACTTCTAACCAGCCGTTTAAATCATATTGTCGCTTTGTCATGTCTCATCACCGAAATCTATTACGGGTGTCCAGAAGCACTTACAATTTGGTAATTGTCCGGGTAATCCTCGTTCTCCCGTTTTAGGATCAATAATCGGTGGGTTATCTAAATCGAATACTTCACCGTCCAATTTAATATGCCATTCACGAGGCTCAGCACTTCCACCAGAGTGATGCCAAACCGCTTTACGAATACCAGCAGATTTCATGCGCTCATAGTTAACCGCTGTCGTGATTTTTCGTGTTTGGTCAACAGCGATAAAGTTCGCCCTTTTCTCTGTCACACTACCTGTTTGCCTAATTTCTTCTAATAACGTCTTTGCGCCTTCACCACCTTGGCTAATAGAACGTAAGGCAACACTTTCAATGCGTTGATGAAATTGCAGTGGAATGGATTTAATGAGTGATACGTTTTCAGCCGTAGAGGCAATGATTTTATCTTTCAGAGCTTCAGGCATATCAGGGGTTTTGATGGTGATCCCCCCTGACAACTGTTTGAGAGAATCATCTAAATTACGCTTTGCGCCTATATCAACTTGGGAAACAAATTTATCCGCAATCTCTGTGGATTTTTGTTTAAAAATCTTATCCCATTTGCGTTTTAGCCGATTAAGCCAGATGCGTGTTTGACTGGCAAAGCTGGCATCCATCGTAAAACCTTCAAAGTCGTCATTTAATTCGCTAAACACTTTTTCATAGTCTTTAACCATTGAATTAATGAGGCGTGACATGTCACCTTGATAACGACTAGAGGGCGCTACCGAATACTGCAGGGGCTTCCCTTTCATTACTGCTTGGCGAGATGTTGCCCATTGCGCTCGCTTCGTTCGTACTCGTATTCGCCTCGACATAATCTGCCTCGTTCACTTCAATGCCGTAATAGCTAGACGCTTTATCACTGGCCAGTTTCTTGCGGATATCTAGCCCATCAATCGCCCCCGTTGTTGCATAAGCTGAATCGGCTTGTGCTTGTTTAAGCTCAATATCCGCACTCTCAACAGCCGTCGGGCTATCAAGCGGTGCCCATGTGATAGAGATTTCTGTCACGGGTAAATCTTCACTACGCATCAACATGTCGTAATGACGCTGTAATAACTCTTCAAGGTCGTTTGATTGAATACTTTCAAGCTCTTCTCGGTAATTAGCTTCTTCGTATTCCCCCGTTGAGTTAAAGCCTTTCGGTGTGGTGCCTAATAGCTTTGTCGCGGGCACATTGGAAGCCGATGCCACCAGCTGATATTGCGTCATAATCGTGGCATCTAAATCCGCTAATGAGGTGTCGAACTGTTGAACCGTATCTTCACTACCGGTCATTTGTACGCCGTAGTTATCGCGCATCTCCATAAAATAGAGCATGTTTTCGCGAATAATGTCCTTATCAGCGCTTTCTGGGTCTGCAATCCCCATCGTAAGTAAACGCTTGGTCATTGCCAGTTGTGGTGCTTCATTGGCTGTACGTTCTGAGGCATAGATGCGCTCAGGAACAGAAACACCAAAGTAGTTGTACATTGGCTTCAATACATTCGGCACAGGGAACGGTACAAACTTAATAAAGTGAGACTTGTGATACTTACGCCCACCAATCACATAATAGGTCGGCTCGTAGAAATCCATGCTGGCAGGATCTTGAATATTGGCGTCCGTTAAATCAGGTGTTACCCATTGGGGATCAATCTGTTTAATCCCCTTGTACATGCCTTTGGTCACACCATCGATATTAAACGGGTTTTCATACCACTCTTTCGGGTTTGATGTCTCCACAACGAATAATGCTAAACGACCACCGTATACACGCCCAAAGTGAACCAGCTCTTTAAGCTGATGTGTAATGCGGTATTTTTTATCTCGTTTGCGAAGCTTTTTACTGATAGCACGATCATCGTCGTTATCACAATCAATATCGTAGCCTTGGCGTATCGCATCACGTGCGGGCATATTGCAGGCTTTATCCACCAGCCAGTGTTTAGCGATAACCGCACACATATTGTTGCCGATAAACATTTGTGAGGCATACCATGAGGCCTGTGACTCAGGCACACCGTAAACCTGCTCACCTTTAAATGAGGGCACGTAGCTATCAATGCTATCCATCGCAACACCTGCAATTGTGGGTTGGGGTAAATTAATCCCATCAAAGCCCTGTTCTCGCGCCAGCGCAGGATATAAGTCAGTTGTAAATGCTGACCGTTTAACCGGTGCGAGTGGTTCTGTTTTTCGCCTCTTAAACGGCCACCACATAGATCATCTCCTAGTTGTGAAGAAACTGACTTTTTTCTTCTGATATAAATCGCGTAATGCTTGCGTCATGGCATCCACTGTGTCGTCATGACCAGCAAACGGGAATGTAGTAATTTCCTCTACGGTTTCCACAATCCACGGCGCAATATCTTTGTGAGGTAGCCACACGTTGCCAGCCTCCCACTCAGCAGTACACGCATGAGCACGAGCAACCTTGCTACCATCTGGCTCGACGGGAATTAACCCTGAGACGGTTGATTTGAGAGAGTCGATTACAGCAGGGCCATTAGCTTTGTCTTCCACTAGTTTACGTCGCCCTTCAGGGAATTTTTCAGCTAACCATTTCACCGACTTTAAGGTTTCAGTAAAGCTCATGCGTTTTCTAATTTGATACAGTAGATAAACATTTGCGTCTTTCTTGCCCCATACCTGCCCCACCACATAGTCAGTACCGTCACTATCTTTAAAGGTCATATCCCAACTATGAATAACCTTATCGAATTTTTCTGGTAGGTCTTTCGGTAGGTAGTACTGAGCAAATTCTTCGTGGAAGATTTGGCCATCACCCGGCTTAGGTGATTGTTGGTACATTGCAGACCAGAAGTAATCACCAATGATTGCTTTTGTCTCAAGGAGTTTGTCAATTGGGTGTAACTCTGGTACCAGTGCTTCCCCTCGTTCATTGATAGCAGGGAATGCAAGCACCTTAGTTTCAGGCGCTTTTTCTTTTAATTGGCCAGATAAATCATCAGTTGCCCACCGAGTGGCCATGATAATTTCACCGCTATTTTTTGATAAACGGGTCTTAAATGTCGAAACGTACCAGTTCCAAATTGACTTTTTAACAGTCTGGCTAAGTGCTTCTTTTGAGTTCTTTATCGGATCATCAATAATACCGAGGTCAACTTTTTTACCTGTTAATGGGCCACCTACCCCCGCACAAACATAGCCTCCTTTGTGGTTGGCAAGACCAAACTCATCAGAATTACGTTTAACTGCAATGCCATTCTCAGGCCTGTTGCCTAACCAAGTTTTAGGAAATAGCACACGATATTCATCGGACATCATAATTCGCTGAACATCGGTATTCATATCACCGGCTAAATCTGAGGAATACGACAGCGCACCGACACGCATATTTGGGTATTTACCAAAGAAATAGGCTGGAAGGTAACGCGAAACAATATCAGACTTACCATGTTGTGGAGGTGCTCCTAAGATTAACTTAGGGCGCTTACCCTTCATCATGTCAATCAAGAACTGGTCGAGCGCATTACATACCGTTTCTGAAAAGTGGCTTGTAATGTATTCAGGGTTTATATACTGAATAAATTCATGCAAACTACGCCTAGCTATCTCTCTCCTGACCTCTTCATCAAACAAGTCGAAATTGACATCCATAGAGATACCTAAAGTGACAAAAACAACCCTTTCATACCGTAATTGGCACGAAATGATTTTCATGTTTTTGATAACAATTGATTAACAATAAAAAGGGATTTAAACAGAAAGAAGATTGTTACTTTTAGCGGTTTAGGTTGTGTTTTTAGCTGAGTTCAAAAGTGAAGGGGCGCATTAGCATCATTATGTTAAATAGAACTACTTTTCACCCTTTTTTCTCAATTGAAGAAGTTGCTCGAAACTTAGGTGGCTTAAGTCAATTCCTGTTGTTTGAATAGGCCCACCATCGGCACCAGTTAATTCCGTTTTGTTCTTCAGCATACCTAAATGCTGTGCAACCATCTTAAGCGCTTCATCTTGATTACGAGTAATAACCTCGACACCAAACTTACCTTCTTTCACGCCGGCAAATACTCGACGTGCTGGCCCTGTTAAATCACGCGTATCATGGAAATGCGCACGACCAATACCAGCACCATTACAACGCGGACAATCAGGATTTGGATCTAATGTTTCATCGTAACCGTAACCACCCACATCTTGTGGAGGCGGTTTATTGGCTGTAAGCGCTTTCTTAATAGCGTCTTCAAACTCTATCGAATCACGCCATTGGTAATTGAATCCAAATCCCCAGCAATGACGACAACATAATCGACGGTATTCGGTCAGCTCGTTAACGTCTGCCGTTGCGATATCCCACCACATTTTTAATACGGCATCTTGGGTTATCTCTGTTCTGCGTTCCCGTTCGGCTAATGCGTCAGTGATTGCCCTTGAAACCTTAGCATTTCTTAGCATGCGAGTAGCATTTACATAAGCTGTATTTCCTTCGCCTTTATAACCGGCTCGCTTATATGCTCCCGTTCGATTTAAGTCGATAAGGTATTCACTAACAAATTTAATCTGTTGTTCAGTTAGTCCGTAATTGCGCAGACTAAACGTTTTTTCATTATCATGCGCATTACTTGATTCATTACTCTGCGCATCTGGTATATCACTATTGCGCATTGGCTCTTTTGCGCATTCTTTTTTCTGCGCAGTGCGCAATTTCTTGTGCGCAGTTTTTTGCGCATTCTGTGCACTGGATATTTTGATGTATCGTCGTGCTGTTGCGTAGTTTAGTTCCTTTAGTTCGCACCACTCTTTAGGGGATATTCCTGTTATAGCATGTTCGGCGAGGAACTGTTGTTGTAGCATCCCCCAATCCGGTTTTGCCATTGTGTTTATCTCCTTAGCCTATTAAAAAGCCTACTATTTTTATAAATAAGCTTTATGATTAGTTAAGTTTAATATTAAAAGGATTATCAAATATGAATATTTTTGACCCTACAGTTTTTCCTGCCGTCACTGCATTATTGGGTTCTATTTTCGGTATTATCGCTAGTATATTCAGTGGGTTATATATGGAAAATCGAAGACATAGAAGAAATGTAGAAACTTACTCAGCAGGATTTATTGCTGAAGTTGAATCCTTAGCGACAATCATTAGATATAGAAATTATATTGCTGAGTTAGAGGCTGATATTAAATCATTATCCCCTAATGAAAGAATATCGATAAGTATTCTAATACCTGATAGTTATGCGCGCTTTTATGATACAAATATTGCATATGTCGGATTATTAAAACCCACGACAGCTAAAAACCTAGTTACCTTCCATCAATTACTACAATCTATTGTACAAGACTTCAAACCTGAATCAGCCTTAAGTACATTAGGACATGACCATGATTCATTAAATCAACTAATTAACATACTCAACAAAGTCTTAGTTTTAGCTGATGAAATTAAAAAAAATAAATAATTGTTTTATTTAGCCAGCAATGCACTGACTATCTATATATTCTTGCAACCCTTTAATCATTTGCTCTGACTGTGCAATTCGCTCTCTGAGTAACCAATAATTTCGGATAGCGGTGTCAGTAGGTCGGGCGGTGGTTGCATTAGCCACGCCGGAGGTGGTAGCGCCTTCGGATTTTGGACATTCGGCTTTGATGTACACCCTGTTAGGATTACGCTCAGCACTAACACGCAACTGGCTAATTTCAGACATTGCATCGTTGAGTTCCTTAGTGTGTTTTGTATCGAGTTCGTTTAATTTAGTGATACGAGATTGATATTTATTGTTGATTTCGATTTGCAGGGAGAGTTGGCTAGTTGCTGTGTTGTAGTCTTTGCTCAACTTGTCATAGTCATCTATTACCCACCAGAGCCAAAATGCCAACACCACACAACTACCAGTGAGTAATTTGGTGATATTCATAGACGTTACGCTGGATATGATTTCCACGTTAATTGAAAATGAGGGCCATCTTTAAATGAATCCCAATTACCGCCCCACTCAACATCAATGCCAAACTCTTTACCAGCTTGGCTCATCGCATCAGCCACTTTTTTAAAGTATGACCATTCTTGCCAAGGTATTGAGCCATTCACAATAGGTGCACAATCCACTGCATGACCGGTAAGATGCCGACTATTCATCGTTCGACTTTTACCATTAATGACCAACTGACGTTGACGAGCTTCATTACGCTTTCCTTCAATAACCATAAAATCGACATCAGTTAATTCAAGTGCTCGTCGAGTTACTTTGACTAAATCGGGATGAACGCCCTGCATATTCTTTTCACTACGTGTACTAAATACAAATTTACTCACCGCTAACCTTCCTTAAAAACCGTTTTTCTAGTGTTTTAATTAACTCAGCTCCAGACCAACCGGCTAAACCAGCAATACCACCAGCGAGTTCTGGAACCCACTCATAATAGCTAGACGCTAAGTACACCATTGCGCCAGCAAAAATAGAGACGATAACTTGAAGGAAAAATACTCCCCAACTTATATGCTCCCCATTCAACGCTTTATATGCACAACTAGCTGCAGTGCCTAACAAAGTCATGACGCTGATAAGTATGCCCACAAGCCAGTTATAGTTATTGGGGTCTTTATATGGCATTTTCTTCATACCTCCCCCTTAGCTTGGGGCTTATTAGTTAATAAAAGTTGGACTTAGTCATAATTACTTTCGTAATCTAAACTGTTCTATTTCCAGTGTGGTTTGTTCAAATCGCTCTTTCTCAAGTTCAACCCCAAGAACTCGACGATTTAACTTTAATGCAGACTTTAGTGTTGCACCTGACCCCATAAAAAAATCAGCAACCAGATCACCTTCGCGACTGCTTGAACGAATAATGTGTTCCATCATTTCTGCTGGTTTTTCACAAGGGTGTTTACCTGCGTAATATTGCACAGGTGGATACGTCCACACATCGGTGTAAGGAACATCAACGGTGACAGAAAAAGGACGACGTAATAATTGATATTGTTCAGCAAGCTCCTGGTACTCTCGACTAAGAGAAGCCTGCACCTCTATCAAATCAGTATGATCACGATTTAAAGGATTACTACTAAACTTTTCACTTGCTACACGCTGAAACAGCTCCTGCAGTTTTTTGTAATCAGACTCACTAGGTAGTTGCCATTGGCTGTAACTAAACCAGTGTGAAGCCATCTGCTTACCTGTTGCCTGTTTTATTTCTTTTGCTGTTATTCCTAATGATTCACGTGCAGATTTAAAATACTCAATCAAAGGTTTAAATACGTTTTCTTTAAGCGCCTTGCATTGCTGAAGATAGACACTGCTTTTACCCTTGTATGGGCTTTGATAATGTTCAGCAAATAAAATTCTTTCAGTGCTTGGAAAGAAACTGCGTAAATCAGCTTTACATGCCCTGCGCCAAGGCCCTGATGGTTTAGCCCATATAATGTGACTTAGAATATTAAATCTTTCACGGACGAGTAATTCTGTATCTGACGCTAGTTTCGAACCGCAAAAGATATAAAGACTACCGTTAGGCTTTAATACCCGCCAAAATTCCGCAAGCATTTCATCAAGCCAAGATAAATATGATGTTACGTTTTCCCACTGATTATCCCAACTACAAGACTTCACCTGAAAGTAAGGCGGGTCAGTTGCGATTAAATCAATACAATTATCGGGAAGTGTTTTTATATAGCTGAGTGAGTCATCATTGACTAAATTCACACTGTTTAAATTCACAGTATTTTTCATAGATCAGGAGAACCTTTTTTGATAAGCTCACCATGCTTTGTGCACATAAGCAGTGGGCTTTAGTTTGTCCGTGATCTACCAGAACGGGCAAATGACTGTAAAGGTGCTACCAACACTTTTACAGTCGCCCATTTTCACAGTATTAGATATTTTGAAATGTGTTTTCTTTGATATTTTCTTTGATTAGCCCCGTCATCGCCAACTGCGTTAATATCAATTGACAACGTGGCTCAGTTAAATAAGTAAATTGTGCAACTTCGCCAGCTGTAACTTCCATCGTGTGCGGAACAACTTCAAAAACAAGTCTTGCCTCTTCTGTCATATCACTATGTTTTAACATGATATTTTAATACCTTTGGTCAGTTATTGGTCGTGAACACACATGTAACTCTGAACAAAGGAAACAGCAAGCCTTATCTGTTTTAGATACAAAAAAACCCAGCGCTTAGGCTGGGTTAGTTGGTCACTGTATAAAAACGGCAACTTATACTTAAATAGTGGATCATTGGCTCAAAGAAGTCAACACGTTCTTGCTATTATTTTTACTTTTCCACTCTTTTTCACGTTTTTTAAATGCATCTTTTAAATGTGGGTAAATTAAATATTCGGCTGAACTAATGATGTCCTCAATTTCTCTTCTGCATGTAGACATAGAAGGTTTTCTATATTCTACCGTTCTATTGCGTCTAATCATTTGGCGCGGTTTCACGATATGGTGATAATAACGAGCAATAGCGCGATCTGAGCTACCAAAGGCATAACGCAGTAATAAGAGCGTAAACGCTATTCTGTCTATGTGATAAATTTTATCGACCACTTTAGCGATCAACATACCATCGTCGTCATTACACATTTCTCGCTCAGGGTAATCACGCTTTTCTACTGTCGCCATAAATTCAGCAATAATGCTACTTTGCCTTTTTTCTATCCTCCCTGAATATACCCATGCCCCAAATTTTGATAACCAAGGCTGGAGCCATGCAACCTGATCATCATTAAGCTTTAACCCATCAGATACACTTTTTATACTCGACATGCTCGTAACTCCATTACTTCTTGCTTAGTCTGTTCTAATAACTCAATCTCGCTACCATGAATTTCTTGCCATGTTTTAGGCGAAGCGTGAAAGCCGGTTTCGTAACACGCTCTATGATGTGGAGGACACAGTGGTAAAACATCCGTATGACTAGCCCGTTGTGCTATTCCCTGCCCCGTTCTAACATGATGGATTTCCGCTAAACTGGCTCCAAACCCCATATTGCGACAACAAATACAACCCAGTTCCGCTACATCTGATAGCCACTTTTTTTCTTCTTTGGTCTTTGATTTGATCATTGGTCTTGCCTCTACGTGAAACTTAATAATTGAGATACTGCATTTTCTACAGCTTTTTGAGTGGGGAATTGCTTACGAAGAATAAAATTCCAAAGCACATCGAGTGTGGCTTTGTAGAGTTCGCTAAATGCTAAATCGTCCATATTTGCAAAGCTGATTGATTTAGCGACACGACGAAAACTGCCATCAGGCATTTCATACGTATCGTAATAACCGGCTTGCTCTACAACCCAATAACGAAAAGCATCAAAAGATTTTGTTGCTGAAATATTTTGCGCACGATTTAGTGCAACTTCTTCAAGATAGATATCAGATGCGGATAAGAGCGCGTCAGCATTATCCGTGTAATATGAAAGGAATGTGATGTAACCACGCACGAGCTCTTTTTCTTCAGGTGAAATAGTACCGCCAATGGGTTCCCAATATTCATAGCCTAAGTTGAGTAATGCGAAGTATTTACGATGAAATCGAGGGTTACGAGCTTTCTTAAAATTCGCTGAAAGCACATCACCACACTTGATTTTTGAATGCAGAAAATCTCTCGTAATAGGGTTAGCCGGTACAAGAGTATCGTTAGACATTTTGATAAAGCTATGCTGTGCCATACTTGACTCTCAGTTGACACAGCGAATGTTTAGGATTGGGTGTTCAGACCAATGAGACTTAATATATAACCAAAATTAAATTTTTATCAAGCTGTATTTTTTAAATATAGAAGTCATTTTGAAAAAATGATCTATACTATGCTATTTTATATAGTTGTAACGTTTTTAATAAAATACTAAAATTAAACTATATAGATGAGTCTAAATAAATATAAAAGGAAAAAAAATGTCAAATAGCTTTTTCTCTCTTCATGTGGAAAAAAATGAAGATAACAACATGTTTTTAACAGCGTTAGAAGATTATTCTAAAAAACACATGATACAGATTTATATAATTAGTAGCCCATTAGGCGATAATAAATATAAGTATAAATATAAAGATGCTTTGGTTTTTTTATCTCCCGATTATAAAATTACATTTATAAACTTAAATACAAAGAAATCAGAAGATTTTGAAGACTTTGTTGATGATTTTATCGAAGATATGGGTTCTATTTCTGACAAGTATCGTTATAAAGAAAAAATCGGTCGCCCTCGCAAATGGAGAAATGATTTAACAACTACTATAAACATATCAAATATTAAAGATCTACCTAAATTTTTTGAAGATACACAACTAACATCATCAGAAGATAAAAAAAAATCAGAGTTATTAATATCACTTTTGACTGGTAGCATAAACGATATTGATAAAGTTGGAATAGATGTACCTGATAATATTCTTGATAAAATAAAACAACAAATATTACTATTTGATGGGGATCAAACAAATTTTATTTATAAAAAAACAACTAAAAAAACAACTCGCATTCAAGGTCTATCGGGTACTGGTAAAACTGAATTACTTTTACATAAAATAAAAGAATTATATATATCAGAAGATACTCCAAATAGTAAAATACTATTTACATGCCATAACAAAATTCTAGCTTCAAATCTTAGTAAAAGAATACCTGATTTTTTTAATTTTATGAAAGTAGAACAACAGATTTTATGGAACCAGCGTCTATGGTGTGTTGGAGCTTGGGGCTCCATGTATGATCAGCATTCAGGTGCATATGCATATATATGTAAATATTATGGAATTCCATTTAAAAGATATTCTCATACTGTTACTTTTGATTATGTATGTATTCAAGCTATAGATTATTTAAAAAAAAATGACTCTATAAATAAAAAAGGATATGCATTTAATTATATATTATTAGATGAAAGCCAAGATTTCCCTGAATCATTCATTGAATTATGCGATATGGTAGTAAGTGATAACTTATATATTGCTGGCGATATATTCCAAAGTATTTTTGATGAAAATATTGTGAACAAAATTGAGCCAGATTATTTATTAACAAAATGCTACCGAACTGACCCTAGAACACTAATGTTTGCTCATGCTATTGGTATGGGGCTTTTTGAAACTCCCAAACTGAGATGGCTAGAAGATAAAGAATGGATAGCATGCGGTTATGAAGCAAAAAAAGAAGAAGATACCTATAAATTATCACGAGAACCTCTTAGAAAATTTATTGATATAGTCAGTAACGATCGCTCTAGTGTTGAAATTATACGTACCAGTGCAATAAAGTCAGAAATATCTGAAACAAAAATAATTGAATTAATAAAAAAAATAAAAGAAGAAAACCCTACTGTTACTGTAGATGATATTGGAATAATATTTATTGATAATAAAGATTATGTTTACAGTACGGCTGATAACCTCTTTTTTTCAATCAAAAAAGAGTTTGGCTGGGATGTAAACAAAGCATACGAGACTAAAAACAAAAAAAATGGCACGCTTTTTATTAGTAATAAAAATAACGTAAAAGGGTTAGAATTTCCCTTTGTAATTTGTGTGACAAAAAAAATAAATAATAACCCTAGTTATAGAAATGCTTTATATATGATGCTAACTCGCTCGTTTTTAAAAAGCTATCTATTAATAAATGAAGAGTCCAATCAGGATTTATTACCTTTAATTGAAAATGGTCTAGAAAATATTAATAGAACAGGAACTCTAATTATAAAAGAACCAAGTGAAGAAGAGAAACAAAGGATTAAAACAACTATTAATTATGAAGAAATAGAAAAACCTTTCTATGACTCTGTCCATGATCTATTTGATAACATGGATATAGAAAGAAAATATAGAAAGCAATTATATGAAATAATAAAGCAATTATCCAGTGATGGTTTTGATAAAGAAAAAATAACCAGCGTTATAGATGTTAATATCCCATTCTTACAAGGAGATGAGTAATGAAAAATTATCTCATTCCTATTCCTGATGAGCATGTTGATATTTTTTTCACGCCTTTAAGGGAAAAAAAAGATATCATTAGATTATTAATGACAACAATAAAATATATCATTAGCTATGTTAAAATCCCTGGTGAATATAGTAATACCATACAAATAGTAATCGATGATATGAATAGATTTATTTACACATCTGAAAATAAAATATTTTCCATTAGATCTCCATTTAATATTAAAAAAGATGATGATAAACTAATTTTCTATACGAAAAATATTTCAGAAATAGACCACTTTATTTCATCAAGAATTATAGAACTCTCAAATGATGAACGTTTTCACTCACCCAATTGGGGAGAATTTATTGAATTATTAGATGAACTATTCATAGATGCAAATAGAATTTGGCCATTTATACATGAATTAATGCTATTTGAAGAAGGATATCTAAGATATGACCATGACCCTGAACATGAAAATGGAAGAATGCACCCTCTATATCATTTAGATATATACTATACAACAGCTTCTACTTTTAAAATAGGAACTTATCATAAACCTTGTTCTTTTTATTTATCAGAATTATTAAATAACAAAGTAGAATCAAAATATTTAGAAAAAACAATTAGATAATAAGTGCGGAGGTGGTTTTCCTAATCCACCTCCCATCTTTATAAATAAGAATACTTTATAAATAAGAATACCTTAGGAATAAAGGTTTCACTATAAATAAAATTAAAAACTTTCACAATATTGTTTTTTATTATTTATTCTTTCTCTTAATATTAAATTTTCAATCTCCTTTTTATTAATTGTTTTAATATAAGAATTCACCAGCTGAGCATAAGCGGTACCAGTATTTCCATCACGGTTCAATCTAAGAAGAATTTCCATTAGCGATTTATCAGCATTATCGTTGTAAACAGCATCACGATATAAACCAATCCATACATCACAATCTTGCTCAATTTGCCCTGTATCACGGCTATCAGCGGGTGTTGGTCGTTTATCTGCCCTATCTTCCAATTTACGGTTAAGTTGGGTTAATAACAGGACAACGCAATCCATTTCTTTTGCTAGATTTTTTAACCCCGTAGTAATATCACCGTATGCAATATCACGACGTTCAGCCTGACCAGCCTTGATAAGAGTCAGGTAGTCAATCGCTATTAGGCCTATTTGCCCTTTAGCTCGTTTAACCTTGCGACATTCAGCAATGATATGGTTAAGATCAATACCAGGAGTGCTATCGATATACATATTCGATTCTGCAATCTCTTTTGCTCTGGCTAATGCCCTAGCCATTTCCATATCATCATGTGTACCTGTATAAAAAATATCTGCAGATACATCGCCTTCTTGAGAGATCATTCGTTCAATGATCCCACGGTCTGTCATTTCAAGGCTAAAAAGCAATGTAGGTAACTTGTGGTTTAATGCAAAGTGAGTTGCAACACGATTATAGAATGCAGTTTTACCCATTTTAGGTCTTGCACCAACAACAATTAATGATCCTCTTAATGCCTGTTTGGGAGCCATTAACTCATCCAGTGACTCTATACCCAAAGTAAAACCCACTGCATTTTTAGGATCACTAAAACGCCTATCAACATCATCAAGCCAATCATCAACAACATCTAGAGCAGGCCTTAAGCCTTTGCTTTTTCCTGTTTTCGCATGTTCTACAATGCTTGATACAACCTGCTGAACATTTGATAGTTTATTGTTGATATCAAGACCATCATTCGCCATTAGCATTTCAACGCAGGTATTCAAGTTGTTGATAGCATAACGCTGTATCGCCTTGTCTCGTACAATCCGAGCATAGTTCACAATGTTAGCAACTGAAGGTAATCTACAAAGTTCAGCTATGTAGGCAAATCCCCCAACTTTTTCTAAATCACCACTACGTGTTAAAGAGTCACTAACTGTAATGACATCTGTTGGGTAGTCAGATTTTATTAACTTCACAATCTCTGTAAAAATTCGACTGTGAGGTCTTGAATAAAATGATCCTGATTTAACTAATGATATTACATGCTGACGCTTATCTTCATCAGTGCTGATCATCAAGCCACCTAGTACAGCCTGCTCTGCTTCAAGATTGTATGGAGGTGTGAAATAATCATTTGTCATTAGCACGTTCCTCCTTGACAGCGACATAACAACGTTCCGTAATTAAATAATCTAAATTTTTACGTCGCCATGTCCCCCCTCGCCCATTATCTCGATCCTCCATCATCCATCGACAATTACTGGCAATATACGATAAATAATTCTCCCAGCGCTCTTGATTGAATTTAAATTTTATCCAGAAATTTCTTAACTTCCGTTTACGCTCATCAGTCATCACTTTGATAGCTGGCATATCAGACAAAATATCGTGATATGAATTAATAATATTTTCATAATTCAATTTAATTTTTGATGACGATTTTTTGTCGTCAGGTTCTCCTGACGTACCATCAGTAATATCTGTAGTAATATATGTAGTAATCTCTGTAGGATCGAACTGCGGATTTGTTTCATCGCCACCGTCAGTTTTGTCTTGTCGCGGTCGTTCGTTTTGTTGTTCCGCGAAATCACTATTGTGACTTTCCCCAGTTGCGCTTTGCGCATTTGGGGTATTTTCAATAGGTTGTGACATGACATAATCTAATTTTTCGCAGTCAATTAGATAATAAATTTTATGCTCTAAGCGTTTATTAGTCTCAACCAAAATACCTCTGCTAACTAAATGCTTTCTAGCTGTAAGCTGTTCTCGGTAGCTTAAACCCGTCTCAGATTCAATTTCTTCTGATGTTTTATAAACACCTAATTTAGAGTCAGCTTTATCCTGCCAATAAAATATTTGGCTAAAAAATATTACTGCATTTACACTGCCCAAACGTTTTACTAACCCAGGGAAATAAGCAACTGGACGTCCAAAGTCTAATAACAAATCAGATGCTCTCACTTTACACCCCCAGTGCTTTAGCAATATTACGGCAAGCATTTTGGTACTGCTCAGGGGTTAAATTTTTTGAGCGTAACTTTTGTTTCTGCTTCTCATACTGTTCCCAAACTAACAATGCAATAACACGTCTACCCTCAAAAATATCCCTAATTTCTGATATATGGGCAGGTTTATCATTCAGCATAAACCCATTGCGGTATGTGATTTTTTCAGTTGATCTAATCATTGGTCTTGCCTCTTGAATTAATGCACGCTGGTCGGGCGTGATATCTCATTTAATGCACGTACTACATTGTTTATTTGGTGTGACATGTCACGACCTTCTAATAAAATTTCAGTCATAGCATCAGCAAAACGCTGAATGGCCACGGTTGCTAAATAGTTTTTTGTATCTCCACGTACTCGAGCTAACCTCGAAGCTGGTAGTGCCATTTCAATCGCAGGCATTAACTCGACTATTTTTCTTTGAGATGCACGAGAATCACCACGTAACCAACGAAAAATTTGTTGCCGGTTATTGTTGATTGCTTTCCAGTCGGCCTTACCTGTTTGATCCTCAATGGCATATAATCGACCATGTTCTTGATTAACCACTAATCGTAAGTAAGCTCGACTAATCTCGATGGCAACATGTTCTTGCCCTTGTTCTACCGCCCAATCTTCAATTTCAGCTCTGATAATGTTGATATCAAAATTCATTTTTGCGTCTCCTGTCGCTAGAAAAATTGATTATGCATAATCAGTTTTTTAATTTGATACCTGTAATACTGAATGCTCCTTTGGTAAGCCATCCCAAGGGTTTGGATAATCAACTGGATTTAGATCATGTGGTGTTACTAACCAATTAGTTTTTGCTGACCACTCGATAGCTTTTCTACCTTTAGGTAGGTAGCTACCAGCTATAACTTGGCTAATAAATCCTTGAGTAACTCCAACTGTTTTCCCAAATTCAGCTTGGCTAATTTTTTGTTTTTTTAAATACAAACCTAATTTCATGCTTTTCTCCTGTTATTTAATGACTGAATATTAGCAATGCTAATTTAATAAATCAATAGCATTGCTATTGGAAAAATATTAGCAATACAAATAAAATGTAATGATGAATAGAAAAATTTCAGAATCAGACAAAATTGCAGCTCAGAACTTACGAAATATTTGGGAATCCAAAAGAGAATCTCTGGGCTTAACTCAAGAAAAAGCTGCAGATATTATGGGGTTTGCAACTCAAGGTGCCGTAAGCCAGTATCTGAACGGTAGAACAGCTTTAAATACAGATACTATTCTAAAGTTTGCATCATTATTGAGGGTTGATCCGGAGGATATTAACCCAGAGCTAAAAATTTTATTAGACTACGTTAGAAAAACAAGAAAAGAAGAAGATACAAAACAACCAATGCCGTCCGCTCAAAACGAACATACAACATTAAAACTAATGGATGTATATGCAAAAGCAGGTCCCGGTGGCTTTATAAATAACGATTTCCCTGACACCATAAAGTCTATTGAGTTCTCGCCAGAGAAGGTTTTTGAGTTATTTGGTCGTAAAAGCTTAAAAGGTATTGAAATAATTAATATTAGTGGTGACAGCATGTCTCCTGCTATTAACCCCCGAGATGTTGTTTTTGTTGATACCCACAATGAGTTTTTTGATGGTGATGGTGTTTATATTTTTAGTTTCGAAAACTCATTATTTATAAAAAGATTACAACGAGTTAAAGGTAGAAAACTGGCTGTTAAATCGGATAACCCTGCTTATGAAACGTTTTATATTGAAGAATCAGAAATGTGTGATCTTCGAATTATTGGAAAAGTAATAAAATCACTCCCTATCAGAATGATTGATTTTGCATAAAATAATAATGAGTTAAAGATGACCACCGTATTAGCGGTGGTTTTTTTTACCTAGAATATTAGCAACGCTATTGACATATAAAATAGCAATGCTAATATTCCATTAATTCAAAACAACACAGCAAGTGTTTAGGTAAGTGTTCAGATTCAGTTTTGCTGTTATGTCGGAGGAGAACCACAGCTCTCATAGCGACCTGTCATGATTACCACGGCATAACGGCAGATTTTTTAGCAGTACCAGGGAATTTAATTACCGACCAAAGCTACAAGGCAAGACCTGACAGCCCGGAAAGACGGGCAAATATCAAAAAAGGAATAAAAACATGAGTATCGAAATAAAAAAATTACTACTAGCAACAAATGATATTGCTAACAGATTAGAAGAAGTCGCAGAAGAATATCAAATAAAAGGATCTGAATTATCAGTTATTGCAATATTAAAGGCGGTATATGAAGAAAACCGCCCTACTGGTTTACAGTCAACGGATGCCTAATTTTTTAGCCACTTGTTCCAAAATATAGTCTTCTCGAACACTTAATGCACTGATAGCAGCTCCACATACAGCGCATTGAATAAAGGCTATCTGATGTTGGCAACCACGAACCTTTGTATTCGTTGATAGTTCAAAACTACTTGAATTACAACCTGACTTTGGACAATGAGTAATTGCAGCCATAGTAAACATGTTCCTTATTTAAACTGTGGAATTATTAAAATAACAGTTTTCCTTAACTGTGGAAAGTTAGGAGCCACTAGGCTGACAGCTCGGAAAGACGAGCAATAAGTTACAGATGTAAAAAAACCCACCGAAGTGGGTTCCTTTACCTCGGGTCGCCGACCAAAGCTAACCGAGAGTTCTACTAGCGCGACCAAACGCTAGAAGAGGCAAGACCAATGATAAATCACTGATCGCAGTTATTTTAAAGGAGTTGCTATGAAAGCACAACCTGAAAGCCTAACCGTCACACTCTATATTCACGCTCAAAAACAGTTCGATGGTTCTTATCAATATAACGCCTACGCATTTAAAGCAGATCCTAATGATGGACTAGGTTTCGTTATTGCAGAACACACTGTTGATGTTCCTTTTAAAGAGCCAACTCAAACTGATCTCGTTCACGCTGAAATTGATTTTCTACGCAATGAGCAAGATAAAATTCTTGCTGATGCCCAAATGAAATCAAGTTTGTTAGAAGATCAAATCCAAATGCTTCTCTGCTTGGAAGGCAAACCCATTTCGAAAACTGACGAAGAAATCCCTTATTAAGAGGCAAGACCAATGAAAACTTTTATCTGTGTATTTGAGCCTACGACCGAGGCTCGTACAAACAGCGGTGCTGTACCATTAGCAATAGCGTTAAACACCGCTAATGCAAAACTGGCAACAGCGACTGCAGTAGTAAAATTGTCTGAAACATATCCAGAAGCTATGGATAACTTTAATACTGATGAGCCATTAATTAGCGAACATATTGACGGTTCTGCATGCCCTACTTTAGATGCTTTCGATGAAAAATTTGCTGTTGAAAATGAGTATGACGGTACTCAATGGAAACCTATCGAATATAGAGAGTTCAAAAAGCTAGCCACAAAACCTCGTATCGCCAGCCTGCTGTTATTTGGAAAGACTCAAATAACAAACAAAGAGTTCTCTTTTACATTGAAATATCTTGCTGGCACAGAAGATCCCAAAATTCGTAATATAGCCACAGGCCTTGCTGAAATAACAAAGTTATCTTTGATGGATGCTGAACAAACGATGGAAATAGCACAGGCTATCTATGAGTTCGCTAATGAAGATGTCACTGTTGAAGAAGCTAAATCACTAGGTGAAAGCTGGCTGACAGAAGAACCTGAGCAACCACAAGAAGAAATATCTTTTATCAAGCGTAACTACACAACTATAGATACTGAAATCGCCTTAGCGCTGTTAGATGATTTTGATCCTAATAATGTTCTACCCTCTCAAGTAAAGAAAGCCAAAGAGCTGATAGATGATGACGACAAAGCATGGAAACGCTGGTCAATGGATTTACGCACAACAGCTGGCATCTTAGATATACCTCGTGAAAAGATTTTTGCATTAATAGCTGAAAGTAAAAAACAACCTGAGTTATTAGATAATCCTAATGCACGAAAAGAGTTGATTGATCTGCATTTGGGCATTAGCAAACCTAACGACACTAAAAAAGAAGAAATTACGACTAAGTTAACTCAAACAGATAATGCCTCTTTAGTATCCAAAGAAAATACTGTTGAGAAAGAAACTAAGCCTAAACGTTCGCGTAAAAAGCAAGAAGTAGCGCTTAAGGCAGAAACAGCTCAAGTGATTGAGCAAACTGAAGAACCTAAAGAGCCTGAAACACCATCAGTACCACACGATAATTTTGAGCAACGCGCGAGTGTGCTTGAGGAAGTTCTTAACTTAGGTGATGCAAATAATCTTAATATTTGGAAACGTGTACAACGTACAGACCCTCGCTTTACTAAACCATTAGAAGGTATGGGATTTGTAGGAACTAGCATAAACAGTACCTACATGTTTATGCGTGCGACTGAAATATTTGGCCCTATTGGTGAAGGTTGGGGTTATGAAGTCCTTGAAGAAAAATTTATTGATGGAAAGCCTCTTGTAGAACCTGTTCTCGATGAGCGCAATAAACAAGTTGCAACCCGTTTTTTGCGGGATGGTGATGGCTCGTTATTCTGCGAACAAAACCACTCAATTAAGATCCGCTTTTGGTACATCATCGAATGTGAAACCCGCGGTGAGTTTGAAAGTTATGGGGCGACTCCTTACCGTTATCAGACTAACTATGGCATTAAAGTTGATGGCGAAGTTATTAAAAAATCACTAACTGATGCCATCAAAAAAGCCCTATCAATGCTTGGCTTTAGCTCTGATGTCTTTATGGGTATGCATGATAACCCTGAATACTTAGCGAGTAATAAGCTTGAGTTTGAAATCAAAAACGCGAGTGAAAAAGCGGAAGATATCACACGTATTCGCAAAGAATTAGACGAGAAATTTACTAAACATACGGAAGTTATGCGTAGTGCTGTTACTGAGAATGAATTGCGAGGCATTGCATCCACATTAACGCGCGAAATTTCTGCACATATCAAATCAGCTCAAGAGCGTCGTGACAACGATTATGAGAAATATTTGTCCGGCCGTTTACGTCGATTAAACCAAATCGAAAAAGAGTGTTTAGACCAACTGAAACATAAAGAAGAGGCAATCTAATGACCAATACTACTGCTATCGCACTGGCGACCAATTACGAAAAATTACAACAACTCGTTGAAACAGGAGAATTCTCTCCTGAAGATATCGCAGATACGTTGGAAGGTATCGAGGGCGAGTTAGGTGATAAATTGGATGCAATTATGCATCACGTTCGCAATATCGAAGGTCAAGCTAAAACACTGGATGAAGAATCTAAACGTTTATCTGATCGTAAAAAATCATTCGAAAACCAAGCTAAAAACCTAAAAAAATATGCTCTTAACTGCTTATTGGCTTCAGGATTAGATAAATTAAAAACAACAAAAAATACATTCACAGCTAGAGCTGGCGTTGTTCGAGTCATTATCGACAATGAGGCTTTATTACCTGATGAGTTAGTTGATGTTCAAACCATCACCGCGCCAGATAAAAAAGGCATTAAAGAAGCTATTGAAAATGGTATTAAAATTCCCGGAGCACATCTTGAAGTTGGTGAACGTTCATTAATGGTTCGTTAATTCATAATAGCGCCCTTTCTTGGGCGCATTATCAGGAGATAAACGTTATGGCCATAAAGTTAGAAGTTGTCATCACTCATGATGAAACGACAAATAAATGCAGTATCGAATGGTCTACGGCATCAACAAAAAATGTCACCGAGCAAGAACAGCAAGCACTTTCATCAATGCAGAAAGCGTTATTGCTACAACTGGGGCATCCTATAAATACAGCTATCATTCATTAGCGTGACATGTCACGAAGAGGCAAGACCAATGCTTAGACATTCTCAACAGAAAGACCAAGCCGTAAAGATCACATTACCTGATGGTACACATGGCTTTGTTTCAACAGATAGACGTTGCCATGTTTCATACGACTTTCCAGCACACGTCAAAATTGAACTTCAACCCTCTCCCGCTGAGCAACAAAGGAGTGAACAATAATGTTTGGTTTATTCCTTTTGATATGTAGTTCGGTAAATTGTCAGTTTGAACCCTATGGCTACATTTATCCTGATGAACAAAATTGTTTAATTGATAAGGAATTATTCGAGTAAAAAGTTGATTAAGCATAATCAGTTTTTACTTTTCGTTGTTATTAGCATGGTGGTTTATTCAAGACCAATGGATAACCACCATGAAATTATTAACACCTTGGAAACCAGGGAACCAATTATTAACAAGTTTTGATATTAAATTAGGTCGGTTAGCGTTCAGTGTAAGAAATAGACCATGCACTGACGCTGAAATCAAACACTCCTGTGATACAGCAGACCGACTTATTTTATTGATGATGAGGCAAGACCAAAATGAGCGGAAAACTGATGAAGGCTAGTGCGTGGGCTAAACGAGAATTTGAAATAGGTTCTATTCCAGATAATAGAACCATAAAAAAATGGGTAGAAACTGGCTTATTAAAAGGCAAAATCGTTGATTGTTCTGTTTGGGTATATTCATCCGAACGTTGGGGCATCGAGTCCGTTATTTCTTCATGTGTCGATGAGTTAATAAGGGCTTCGTGATATGGCCAGTAGACCAAGAAGAAAGGAATTTAGGCATTTACCTGACTTCCTTTATTTTGATAAATCAGTCAAACAATATCGCCTTACATTAACTAATGGTTTAAGAAAATGCATTGGTGCTGATAAAGCAAAAGCTATCGCAATAGCCAGAGAATACAACAATATTATGCGACCAGAAAAATGCGTTTCTGTTAATTCATTAATTATTGACTCGGGAGGGCAATATGGAGAGGCACTCCCTCTCTCAGAACATTTAGATAAGTTATTTTTGCGGATCACTAATGATGAGAAACCATCAGACAGTACACTTAGTAACTGGGTTAATGACTTAGAAAGAATTAAGATCTTTTTTAAAGATATCCCCGTGAATGAAATCTCACTGGAACATGTAAATGGCTATATTAATGAATATCATGCCGATGCTTCTGCTAATGTACAAAATCGTAAGGTAAGCTTTCTAAAGAAAATTTTTAGTTACGCAATGGATGAATCTCTTATGTTCGATAACCCAGCAGAACGTAAGAAAATGAAAAGAGTCGATGGTAAAAAACGGAGAAGATTATCTTATGATGACTTTCTTAAAATTCGAGCATCCGCAGAGCCTTGGTTAAGAACCGCAATGGATCTCGCATTACAGACAACACAAGCAAGGCTTGAAGTATCACGCATAAAATACAATATCAAAGCTCCCAAAGAAGGTATATGTGGGTGCTTATGGTATGAAGAACCCTTAAATGGAATATACGGGATGATTTATATTCACAGACAAAAAGTGCAACATAAAGAGGCATCTCACATTGCGATCCCCATAGGTAAAGCGCTTAAGGAAATCATCGATAATAGCCGTGACAATGTGGCAAGCCCTTATATTGTGCATAGGCTACCTACTCGCATTCCAAATAAAGTGAGTAAAGAAGTTAATCATCCAACACAAGTTGCACCTGATTATCTTAGTCGTGCGTTTTCAGCATTACGTGATCAAGTCGGCGTTGCCAGTCATTTGCCTTTAGATGAAAGACCTACCTTTCATGAAATAAGAGCATTGGCGGCCTTTATGTTTAAACAACGTGGTTTTGATCCACAAGCACGAATGGCTCATAGTGATGCGGAGTCAACCAAGATTTATACAGAAAACCATGTACAATGGGTTGAAGTACCACATTGTGAAATAGCTTGAATTGTATTAGTTCAGATTTTACCTGACCTTGCCGTAATATTATAATTTGACAGAATAATCTGTGCTAGAAGCTGGTATTACTAACATCACAGTATATTGATTTATAGGGACAGAATTGAACCATTTTAGGCTAACCTATCTCACTTATATAATTAATTATATTGAGCTTACTCACAATAATATATATCAGCAAAATATATGGGGATTTATTTGATATCCTAACAAAATACGAGGAAATGTTATGCTTTTTCAAAGCGAAAATGAAATGCAAAAATGGATTGAGTTAAATCTAGCCGAACATCACGGACTTCTATCAATCATTGAAAATGCAAATGAAATTAAAGAATATGATGCAAAGAACAACATTGAACAAAAAATAAAAAATAGCTTTACTCTTTGCCTTGAATGTTTAGAAAGTCTAGATGTTATTTCTACTGATCAAAATATTTCAGTGAATAATAAAGATATAATACGACCAGATATAATTGCGTATTCTACAAACAGAAGTTCATTAGTATTAATGGAACTAAAAAATATAAAGGGTCCTACTCGACAGGCTGGAACAGAATTATCAGCATATGCAGCGGAATTGAAAGGGTATTTATCCCACCTTTCAGATGGAGATATTATCAATGTGATTATTTCATGTGAGTGGCCTACTTTATTAAAACACTACATTTTCAATACTATTGTTTGGCAACATAAAAATCTTATCTGTTTAGAACCATTTTTAAATACGTCAACGGAGATGATAAAGTTACGATGCAAAGAAATAGAAACGATTATTCAAACAGATATACCTGAAAGATTTGCATCTCAACATCTTGAAGGTTTTCATGTGTGCTTATATGATTCATCATTGGGTAATAAACCTGCAAGAGAAAGTCAATTACATGATAAATTTGATTTAATTAAAATAAGTATGGAAATGATAGCGACTGAATCAGAAAAAGATCATAGCCATGGTTTTGCTATATTATGCAAAAAGAATGATATAACTAATGTTCCATATGTTATTACCATTGTTAACGCTAGTGGTTTTGCCTCTATTGAAAGACATTTTCACAGCAGAAACTTTGGAACAGTTGAAGACCTTCCAATTATTGGAAGATGCATCCATGATATAAACGAAAACTACAGTAACACAGGATTCACAGCCTCTAACATGAAAGCTTATAATAGAGCAAAAAACACTTTGAATAAAATATGTACTCCTCGAATTGAAGGACCAAATACTTGGTCAGAGTTACAAGAGTTCACTAATTCCCCCTACAATGAGAAAGTACATATAGAACTGTGGGGAATCTTTAAAGAGAAGTTTTTCGAGATAGCTAATGACTCATTTAAAGATACTGGCTATAGCTTATCAACTGATATTAATACAATGCAAAGTGTCATTGATAGTATGATTGATAAAGATTATAAACACATCCGCATCGTTAATTATGATGAAGACATGTAATTATATTTTTAAATATTAAGAAAATTTTTTAAATTAAGGCTAATTACTTGAAATATTTTTTCCATTATTTCTAATAGCTCATTAATATTCTCAATCTATTACCTAACTTTAAGGATACTCTACCGAATGAAAATAAAAATTTTAAGTTGGCATGTATTTATTATTATTGCTTTAACAGCAACCGTTGTTATACCTGTACATGCCTCAACTACGGAAATAATAATCAGAGCCGTGTGTATCTCTGAAAGTGGTTTAAACACGAAATATTATCAACAAGGCATTGAAGTATGGGGTGGAGATTTCTTTTATGACGGTTCATCAATAGAAGAATGGCTGAATGCTCAAGACAAAAGATCGGGTGGTTCAGGTGATTACATTTGCTACACACAGAAAATATCCAACCCTTATCCTAAATCTGTGATAGAAGCTTTAAAAGCAGCTAAAAAATAACTTTAAAAGATTATTACGACAATATTTAATTACATCGAAATATTTTAAATACGAGGGCTTTTTTCCTTAAAAAAGAGCTAGTGAACTAATTTTATTGCTTAACAAATTAAAAAATTAACTTTTGTTCCTAGTTCAGAATAGACCGTCAAGTTTATCTGCACCCTACCAGTCAACTAAACTCTAAGCTAGTACACATAAATATTGTGGTAAAACTCCCCTTAACCCATTGATTCTTATAATGCATATTTTGTATATCTAGCACTGTATGCAATTACATACAAATGCATTATTTATATTTATAATCAAAGTGTTAGATAACTTAAAATCGGCTTCATGGGGTGTCGGGGGTCGTAGGTTCAAATCCTATCATGCCGACCAAAATTTTTTAGAAAAACCAACCTCTTACGGTTGGTTTTTTTATGTCTGAAATTTGTGTGTGGTAAAACTGTGGTAAAACTGTGGTAAAACTGTGGTAAAACGACGACAGATTAACCCTAGTTAAAGCTCAATTCTCGCCCTATTTCTATGCTATAATTCACCTCAAATTCATTAATAGAGCTTATCAAATGAAAAATCTAGCTGAGCTAACTCAGGAAGAAAAAGACAAGATTAACGTTGATCTATCTGCAAGTGGTGTCGCATATAAAGAACGTCTCAATATGCCAGTTGTTGCATCCGAAGTTGAAAGACAGCAACCAGCACATTTGAGAGCGTACTTTAATGAACAGTTAGCGTTTTATCGTGAGAGAAGTCAGAAGTTGCCAGATGGGAATTCTGTGCAGTATTTGAAAACGAAGTGATTATATTAATAAGATTGTTAATTTATTGTGTTAGTTTATGGCTCTCAGCAATTAAAGATTTTAATTCACTTTCATCAAATTTGGATGCTAAATCAATAGAAATCCAATGCTCCTTATTCATATGATAGGCAGGATAAACTCCTTTTTTAATCGCAATGATCCCGTTAAATTTGGCATAACTTTTAAATTAATGATATCAACTCTATTATTACCACTATTACCTGATAATTTATTTTCTAAAATATCAATTATAACAGCGAACCATTTCAAATTGCTCTTATGTCTAAAAACGATGTAATTGGGTATTTAATCCATAAATGCTCAGGTTCTACATTATAGTTTGCTTTAATGTAATCAATTAATTATTTCCTATTCATTATCGCCTCAAATCGATAAACTCTCTAAACATCAATAAGAAAATACACCTAAATCTTATATAGATAATCTTAAAACAATCAACAATGACATATAATTTTCATAACTTACAGATAAAAATGGCCACTGAGTGGCCAATAAAATAACGATTTCTAACAAATCAGAAATTTCCTTTACTGCGTTGCTGCTCAATATAAATATTCTGATTAGCCTTAATACTATTTAATGTACTATCTGCATATGGATCTTCTTTATGTTTTCTATTTTCTTGAGACTCAATCGACCCCGTTGATGAACAAGCAGAAATAAAAAAAACACAAAAAAGTATAAGTAAACGCATATCTACTCCAAGTCATATTTTCAATTAATAGCGAAAATTTAGAGTGAAAATAAGTAATTTAGTTCATCAATTAGTTACCTTCATTTTTACGCTTGCTCTCAATATGATTGTATAAAAAATGATATATCATTAGCCACATAAAAAAGCAGGTATAATAATTAAATTATTTATGTTCTATATTGGTGACAATGCCAGTAAGTCAAATGCTGACGTTCATGATTCCAATTTGTTGGATCAAAAAAACTGTAGACGCATGGGCTATGGTAAGAAAAGCTCGCTTGGTAACAAAATAAAGTACATATGATAGCTATGTTGAAATACTTGGATTGATGGATTTAACATGATTCTTTGCAATAAACCAAATATTATTATAACAAATTATATTTTTTTAATGAGAGTAACGCTCATCCATAAAAATTAGTTTAATCTCCTAAATTTGATTTATTGTATCATCGATGAATAAGACCACTGAAAAAGCCATTACAATACTTTTAATAAAGCGTCAAAAAAATATAAATAAAAATCAAGAGAAGTTGATGATTGCATATTATTGAACAAAAAACGATGATTATTACATTCACCTAATATAAATAACTCAAATGAAAATCTCAAACCTTTATGATGAAATTATTAAGTAGTTAATATTGAAAAGTTCATAATCATTTTAATTTTTACTGCACTATTATTTTTCAGCATAGCAAAATTCATTAATTACACAATCATCAATTTATTTTTAAATATCCATAAATTTAAATAATCTATACTTTTATTAAAGTGACTTTATATTACTTACTTATTATTATTTAAAGTTCATTAGTTTTTTAAAATAAAATCCTTTTTTAGTTTTTGGAAACTTATTTCCATTATATATCTTTCGCTCATAATCTCGTCCGGCATAGTGATCATCTCCATAGAATTGACCATATAATGCAGTTTTAGGACAGATCTCATCAGAAAAAAATCTATGTTTATTATCCAT